TTGCCGCCCTTGCCAAGAACGATAGTCGCCATCGTCTGGAAAGCCTCGCCTTCCTTCAGATTCTCGGGGATTTCAACGCCTTCGGGGATGGTAAATACCGGCATACGGGGAGCATCACTTTGTGGCCGTTGGTGTCAAGAGGCTAATGCGATGTTGGGAGCTTGTCGCTCTTCATCATATTTTCTAGCGCCTCAAGCGGTTGCAGATTCGTCCAATGACTCAAGCCCATAACCTCCTCGGGCGTCGTTCCACTGGCCAATGGAATGCGATGATCGACATGCCAATGACTTCCGTAATTCTCCCAGGTCATTCCCGGCTTGAACTGCTTCTCCAGATGAGAGCGCAGGAAATCAGGCGTACATCCGACAATCTCGAACGTGGCCGACCGTCGCGTTTTCTTGCTTCCGAGATACGCGCGGACTGAGCCGCGAATGGCGTCTTTGAGGCGCATAAGCGGGTCGTTGCGGCGTCTCTCTCGCAACTTATCCATGATTTTGGAGTGGTTTGCGGCAGCATATCGCCTCTGCCAGCGACGCGCTCGTTCTCGATTTTTGGCGCGGTACTCGTTGTGTTTCTGTTTAAGATACTCAGCGTTTTTTTTCTGATACTCCGAGTTTCGCTTGTTGTTTCGCTCGCGGTTCTTGGCGTGGTTCTCATTCGATTTTGCTTTGTAGTACTCCTTGTTCTTCTCGTACTTCTCGGCCTGCTTGAGACGGATAACCCCCGCGTTCTCCGTCGTGTACCTGACCAGACGCTCCTTGTCGTTGGCCACCTTCTCCGCGAATCGTTCGGGCGTTAGCCACTGATATCGCTTGTTTCCATCCTTGTCCTTCCAGGTGTAACCCCAGCAGACAAGCCCATCCTCGCGTACGTCGCCACGTTTTGGTTCATTGTCCATGCGATGTAAAAATACACCACACGATTAGTCCGTCAAGCGTGGACACAAAAAATCCGCAAACCCTTTCGGATCTGCGGATTCTTGAGGAAATCAGCTACTTTTTAGGAGCAGATGATCTGTGTGAGCGCGCCGGTGCAGCGGCGGAAGATGATGGTCATGCCCTGGTTAGTAAATACTGGCTCCGACGCATGCACGAACTCAGCATAATGCTGACCCTTCTTCTCCAGCGGATCGGCGCAATCCACATCGAGCTTGTAGGCACCAGTCACCCACTGCCACTCGCCCATGTAGTTGGTCGGCATCCAGCTCAAATCACCAACGCGGTTCACAGGACGCACGATATGCGACTTGAACACGTACGGGGTGACAATGAACGCGGCCTCGAACGGAGCGGTCGTCCAGCTCGGGTTGACGCTGAACACCGTACCCTTGGTGCCGCTGGAACTGGTGAACGGCTGAACCAGCGTGTACTTGCCACCGGCATAGGTGAAGCGGGGCGGGAACAGATTCGGAACGTGCCGGAAGTTCTTAATCACCCGATTCGCGCCGATGCGCTTGAGCAACTGCGCGCCTTCGCCCTGACCCATGTCGGCCTGACGCAGATCCTCACGGAACGCGGGGTTGTTCTGAGCGATGCGCTGCGAAGCCTCCAAGCCGATGTACAGCGGGAAGATCGGACCATCGCTGGAGTAACTGATGAAGCCAGAGCTATCAGGATTCGTCGCGCCGTTACGGATCAGCGTGGCGGCGGCGACATCGAGCATCTCCTGAGTCAGCTCGGAGGTGGACTGATTGAGCGCCTGACCAGCCGATCCGGTCTGAATCCAGGGGAACTCATTCACGCCAGACGGAATCGTCTCAACCTGAGTGAAGGACGAGTCGGCCACAGCCTTGATGGCGAACTTGGCGAAGGTGTTCTGGTAACGAGTCTCCCAAGTGCGCTGAGCGCGGATCGAGAGCTTCTCCAAGTACACGCGCAGGAACGCCTCGACGCGATGATCGAAGGTCAGATCGTCCTTACACAGGAGCGGACCTTTGAGGGCGAAACGCTCAGGACTCCAGGTGACGGCATTGTAGCCGACCGGAACGTCATTGTAGGTGACATCGCAAGCGCCACCGTTCTCGCCGCTGGCGAGCGTGATGGCCGACCACTCCTCAGCCGCAGTCGGCTCGATGGAGGTGGTGGTGAACGAGGTCTGGGTCAAACCCGTACCCTGAGGATACTCGCCGCGCTCAATCATGTTGAGCCACATCGAGCGGTACGAGGCGCGTTTATAAACGTCCTGAGCGAGCGACTCGGTAGCCACCGCAAAGGCGTTGAAGACATTAGGACAAGACATGAGATTATGAAATTAAACCGACGTTATCTGCGTTATGGCTGGTTATCCATCCACCACACGGTGGCTGATTATCCAACCGCTTCCGATGCGGAGTGTCATTGCCGCTTAGACAGGGGCATTCAATGACCAGTTGAATGCAACTCTTAAGGTCGTTACGCGGGATGGAGCGATAGAAATGCTTATCGCGTCAATTAAAATGTGGCGTCCATAGGGTTGGCCACCAACTCCGATTGGATGGCGGCGTATGAGCGGTAACCCTTAATTGTCTCAATCCGATGAGGCGCGATGATCGTCTCCCGCGCTATCATGCCACGGTAAGTGTACGGACCTGGGAATGAGCCGGTCATTAGGACATAGAAATCAACGCCATCGGTTTTCGGGCCTTTGCGCGCATCGACTAGTAGCTTTCCAGTCTCGTACTTGGTTGTTTTGACATCGATGCGATATCCTGGCGCTGGCGGGATTGTCGCGTCGTAGAGCGGATGCGGAGGTTCACGGTCGGTATCTAGATCAGGATACACGTTGAACAACTTGCAGAACGCTATCTCGCCGCATATACCCTCCAAATCCACGGTCGCAGAATCCTGCGCGCTGATCTTCAGGTTGGTAATGTTGAAATGACGATTATTGCCGTTGCGATTCTTGGCGATGAAGTGGGCCAACTTCCTCTCAGCGGTTGTTAAAGATACAGTTTGACCGATTTTGATTTTGTTTATCATGGTCAAAAAGGTGGAAAATTTTTGAGGGGGGTATCGTAAACGAAGCCCACCCGCAAAGGGGGTGCCAGGTCCTACGTCAACAATCGTGCCAACCCCTAGGAAAACAATCCTTTTCTGTCATAAGCAAAACTTATGCTGATCATAAGTTCCCCTGCGTTGCACATTACCTGTTATATTTACTTTAAACCGAGCTGCTGTCCGAGCTGCGCGACTCATTCACGTTGACCTCAACCGAGCTTCGATCCGGCATCTGACCCAACAGATTGATGGACACACTCGCTTGTTCCCCTTGTTCGCTCCAGCCAAACACAAGCGCCGATCGCTTCGCCACGCTGCCCAGAATAGTCTCACGCACGCTTTCATCTTTGATGCCGTCCAAGTCGTAAGATTCGATGCGCTCGAGCGTGCTAGCGGCATCAGCTGCCAGTTTCGAACGGACTAAAGCCGAGAGCGCTTCTAAGCTCTTTTCTGTCTTTACAGAAATTTCTGTAAGAGAAATCGATTTCGCTTCCCGCCTCAATTTCGTCAGCCCTTCTCTCTCTGCCCGTTTCTGTAAAGTCGCTTTCTTCGCCCCCAGTTTGTCCGCAATAGTTCCCCAGTCGCTTCCCGTCAGGTATAGGCCGCGCGCCGTTTTCCACTGGTCATCTGTCAATTTCATCTGTCGGGAACGTACAGACGGCCTGACGGACCGACAAGCGCGCTGACGACAGGCTGACGACAAGCGCGTTTTCCCCAGTAAATCCGCCCCTTTCGCCCCTCTCTCAAAATATTTCAAGAAAAGTTTTGACTCCCCACCACGTCCACTCTAGTCTGTCCGCAGCAATGAAATCCGCGCTCCGCAAACTCTCTTCCTTCCTAGCCCTTTGCATTACCTACGCTGTCCTAGGTTACGCCTTTTACTTCCTTTTCTTCGCCTCTCAATTCTAACCCTCAATCCAATCACCAATGAAATCCCTCCTATCCATCGACACCAACGCAAAGACCGTCAAAGGCCAGAAGCGTGGCTTCCTGACCGGTATTCTCTATCTTGCACCTGACCGCATTTCCGGGCTTTTCAACGCATGTCCCAATGCATCCAATGGATGCCGAAACCTTTGCCTATACTACGCCGGTCGTGGCGCGTTTAACTCCGTTCAGCAAGCGCGTACATCAAAGACAATTTTCTACGTCAAAGACCGCGAAACCTTCCTTGCAACGCTGAAAGAAAACGTCACGTCGGTCATCCGTAAGGCCAAGGCCAAGAAAATGACCCCGGTCATCCGATTAAACGGGACATCCGATATCGGATGGGAACGCTACACGGTCATCCAAGCGTTCAAGAAAACCCGTTTCTACGATTACACGAAGAGCTTTGCACGCATGATGGCCTTCCTAGACGGAAAGCTCCCGTCCAATTATTCCCTGACCTTTTCACGCTCCGAAGCCAACGAAAGCCAATGCCTCGAGGTTTTGAAGCGTGGCGGCAACGTGGCGGTCGTTTTCCGAAAGTCTTTGCCGACGCATTGGAACGGATATCCGGTCATTAATGGCGACGAAAACGACCTCCGATTCTTAGATCCGAAGGGTGTCGTCGTCGGCCTGACCGCGAAAGGTAAAGCAAAGACCGACACGACGGGCTTTGTCGTGGGTTAAAGCAACGTGTCAGCCTATGCGAAAGCGTAGGTTGCAACGTGTCTTTAGTCTCAATCAAAACTCAATCCATCAAATCCAATGATCAACCGATATCCTGGCCAATGTGTCCAATGTCATGAATACGTGCCTTCAGGCCTTGGCACCGTCACCAAACGCAATCGCGCATGGCGCATAGACTGCAACGCTTGCACCGGCCGCGTCGCGCAAAGCACCGACCTAGTCTGCGTCAAACTCTCATCCGGCTGGACAGGCACGCGCAATGCACGCGGACGCTGCGAGGACGCGCCATGCTGCGGGTGCTGCTCTTTCTAAAATTCCACACCTATTCAATCCATGAAACTTGTCGAATTCCTGCGCATGCGCGCCTTTGAAGATCCTTTCGTCCTGGCCAATGAGCGTTGGCAATTCGTTACGGTCCGCAGACCGGACGGAGCCGAAGACATTGGCGTCTACCGCTTCGCGACGGATTTGTGTTACGACTACGCAGACTTCCGCGCGCTGTTCAACCTCCAATAAATCATCCAATCAAATGAAAACCGTTGACGATAGAAACGAAGAGCAAAAGAAAACGCACCTTTGGGCAATTGTCGCCAAGGACCGCGCAATGTCCTATTGGGGCGGCGCGCAAGGCGGTGTCTCGCGCTGCGCGTGGGCTGTTCCATTCGCAGATTTGGACAAGGTAGACAGATGGGTACGCGCGCGCAGCGACATGTCCCATGTGCGGCCGGTTGCGCTGTCAAATTACCGCGCGCCAAAAGGAACGGCCCATCTTCACATTTACACGGTAGACGGAAACCATCCCGCGCTGAAAGCCTGACCCATCCTCCGCGCGCCATGCCGCAAGCGTGACGCGAAAGGGTAGGCCAATCTATCCGCAACAAATCAAAAGCATGAAAACAATCCATCAAATCATCCGCGAAATCCAATGTTTCGACCCTGCAATCCGCGCATTTGACGCGCACGACCTGCCGCAATCCGTCCGCGCGTACCTGCACCATAACTACCGCATGGACGCGCGCCTGACGGACGATGAGCAGCAACTTGTCGAAACCTCATTCGAACATTTCGCGGACAATCTGCGCGAAACTTTTCAGGACGACCCAAGGCCTGACGCAACTCGGTTTTACTTGTTCGACGACGGCTCCCTTTACGTCAGAACCAATGCCGGACCGGAATTGTGGGCCGACGCGCAGGTGTTTGTAGTGGAACGCATTCTCCCCAACATGCGCCTTTCGCGCCTGGAGGCTGATTTGATGCGCGAAATCGGCATGGACGAGCAAGTCAGCGAGGTCCGAAACGACTTTTTCTCCTCCTTCGCGCATATCCTGCACCGCGATTGCGGAATTCCGCATTGCGACGCGCGCGAGCATTGGAACGCCTGGAGCCGTCAAGCCCCCGATTCGCTGACGGAGAAACTAGAACTTGGCGGCTCAGAATCAGGCCGCGCGGAGGGCATTCGTTTCGCGTCGGAATACACCGTCAACGCCTGAACCCATGAAAACCCATACCCCCGGACCTTTTCCGCTCAAAATCACGCAAGCTGACGACTTTTTCGTCATCATCACGAATCAGGGCAACCACTACGCGAAGACTTTCGACCCTACCGCCGCCCATTTAATCGCCGCCGCGCCTGACTTACTCTCCGCCCTCGAACGCCTAGTTCACCCAATGGCCGACGACGACGA